GGGTCATGTGATGTTCTTCTTCGACTAGGGTGACTTTTTGAGGAAGCGCTATGACCAGCTTACTGAGGAACTCGTTGCCAGGGGGTACAACATCAATCGCGATGCCAAGTTTGATCCAGATGATGTGATGTTTTCCCCGGATTGGAATGGAGACTATAAGCCAGACGAGCGGGCATTCGCTATCATCCGGGAGCGTATCGCTGAAAAGATTGCTCTTCGGCCGAATTTTTATAAGTTTAGTAATGCGAATGTTAAGTAGGTCTTACATAGAATTTCTTTTTTCAATATTCTTGAACATTTCGAGTGTTATATCAGTTCTGTCTTTATATTCTGTAAAAAAATCATCAGAAATTTCAAAGATATCTTCAGAATATCTACCATACCGGATACACTCAAAAACAAACCTATCACATTTTCCCAGCGATCTTGATGCTGACGACTTGCTCGCATACACCTTCCCATACACACATACTTTAGCGGATGTCTTGTTAGTTCCCTTGTGAATGATAACTTTCTCACACTCTTCTATTACGAGTTCATGGTTAGTTACTCTGGTCGCTATCCGTTCATTTCGCATTTTCATCATGTTGATGTCATCTTCGAATTTATCTGTATTGCAATCTAAACAACATGGGACTGCATTTTCGAGAACGTATCCGTTGTCCGGTTTAATTCTGTCTATTCCAAACCATGTAGTAGGAGTTCGTTTGCAATACGCGCATTCTCCTTTTATCAAAATTTCAAAGTCTCTCTTGGTCAGTTCGAACAAAACTCCTTTTTTCTCCGCACGTCTTTTGTAAGCATCCCATCTCGGTTTCGTATTGTGTTGAGCCCAGATTTGTGTGTCATCGTCTAGATATCTCCCAGTGACGCGAAAATATGCTTTTCTGATGAATGTAGCAGAGTCCGCAGCTCCCTTGGAGGCATTACACCCCCAACAACTGGCAACGCAATTTCCAAGCATGTGGTTCAGTTTTGAATCTACTCTATCAATACCAATAGCGAGGTCTCCACAATAAAAACATCCTTTAGACAACATTTTGAATATGACGTCATTAGTGAAATCGTTAGAATATGGGTTTTTCTTAGCTTTCCTTTTAATATCATCACACCACGTGTTCCACTTCTTTAGATTGATAATTTCACCTGACGATATTGATTGGATAGCATGTTGTTTGAGGTCTTCGCGGCGGTTTTTGAATTTTACTATTAGGTCGTCCTTGTTTTTTTCGTAATGTCTCTTTCTAAGTTCTAGGATATGTTCTTTATTATTATCATAGTATTCTTTCTTATTTTCTCTGTTATAATTGACCATTTATATACATATAGTCCTGATTAATCCTAACATATACATTGTCTCGTTGATATGACAACCCTGACTTTTACAAATGGCCCCAAAAGATTTAATATTTGTAATGTATTATGCCACCGAAACAAGTCAAGATAGAATTAAAACACGAAGGATCTTTGGAAAAGTATGGTTACCACGTTTCCGACACTCGCGACACTCGTCGCACGGCTCTCAGGAAAGCAATGGCAGATCGTAAAACCAGAGATGGTCTGAACAAACTCATTGGCAGAATCAACGTCTTAAGTATATATTTCAAGAAGAGCAATCCGCTGTACGCGGCTCGTGCCAACGAGGACGAAGCATTTGTTAGGAAATATCGCGACGAGAAGTTCCCCCTGAAGAAAAAGTAAATGTACCAAAGTGTGGTTTGTCGATACGAAGTGTCCACATATCGCCAAATCATTTGATATAAATAAAAATATAAGACATTGATAGTAAAAGATATAATGAACATCACGAAAGAAATGTGGGATAAAATGCAAAAAAAAGTTGATCAAATACCTGGTCTGCAATTACAGGTTCTCAAATTGACTGGGAAAGTGAATGCAATGGATGCGAGGATATATGGAAGGGCAAAAGCAGAACATTTATCTGAGGCACAAAAAAGAAAAGTTGCAAATTATACGGATTACAAGAATAAAGTGGCCAAGTGGCACGATATGGCACATGGAAGACATTTTACAAAGGAACAAATAAAAAACATGAAAGCCAGTGTAGGCAGTGCTTACGCTTCTCGTGCCGCGATAAAACCGAATAAACGCCGTGGTGTTATTGATAATTACGGTTCTATGAAGACGGATAGTTTAAAAGCCGTAAGTTACGCATTAGGCAGGACATCGAACAAGGGATCGTCGCATGGTGGCAGTTCTACGAGAGGTCGTACGTCATCACCCAGCAGTCAAAAAAGCGTGACCTCCAGGCGTAGATAAAGCATGTACCAAAGTGTGGTTTGTCGATACGAAGTGACCGCATATTGACAATTAATTTGATAAAAACCTGAATTATGAAATAATGTTATAAATTAGTATGAATCGTTGCGTTATTTGCCAGAAGAAGGTCGGGATCCTCGGTTTCGAGTGCAAGTGCCAGGGGACTTTTTGTGAAAAACATCGCATGATCGAGGCGCATCAGTGTCCGACACTATTGACGAAATCTAATGTGATTTTGATCAAAGTCGTGGCTGATAAGCTTAAAAATCGCGTGTAATATATCGTCACAGGTAAGTATTTAAGTGAAAACTATGTTCGTATTGTAGGATGACTCCATTGAAGTATTATTTTGTTAAAAAGAATGAAGTCGAACTTGTAAATTTCAATAAATATTCGTTTGATAGTGGAATTATCGTAAATAAAAACACAAAAACCCCGGTTAGATATTCTAAGAATAAAGCAGGATATAACAAATGTACCGTGACGGATGACGGGGGTGTTCCACGTACGATTTTCATCGGTCGTGCAATAGCATCATCGTTCTACGGACCACCTCCGACTCCTCATCATACTGCCGACCACGAGGATACGGATAGAGGAAATGATATGATAGATAATATTCGTTGGTTGTGTAAGTCCGGTCAACGAAATAACCAGTTTCGGGATGAAACACACAAGTCTGCTTTCATTGTCATTAAAGATGGGGTAGAGAAAACTATCCAAGATTGGGTAGAATATTTCAAAGATGATACAAATTGCTTGGGACGTGTGTATACCACTAGTGCGATTACTCATTATGCTCAGCGGAAGAGTAACGGGTTCTCATATAAAGAATATCCAGATCTTCTAGGAGAAGTATGGAAGAAAGTTGTTGATTCCGAGAATAAGAAAGGACGATGGGAGATCTCGAATATGTGCCGTGCAAAATATATAACCAAATATGCAGAGAATGTGTTTTCTGGAGAACGTCTTGGAATGAGTAAAGGATATCCTATTATTAGTATCAACGGGAAAAAATGGCATTGTCATATTCTTACATTCATGACATTCTTTCCAAACGATTATTCCGTAAAGAAACCTGATGAGATGGTCCTCCACGAGGATGACGATAAACTAGACTTTCGCCCACACAAGCTTCGTCTTGGCACCAGTTCCGAAAACATCATCGATTCTTATAATAATGGAAAACGCAAAGACGCGAAAACATCGCGAATGAAATGCGAGTCGTGGATAAACGGCGAATGGGAGAAAAACTATGATAGTCAAACCGATGCTGTCGAATATTTGAAAACTCAAGGATATGAGAAAGCAGATAATGGAGCACTTTATAAAGCGCTAAAAGCATATAAAGATGGAAAAGTCATTGTTCGATATGGTCGCACTTGGAAACTTATCTAGCAATGTTTCGTGTAATTAATAACTTAAAAAAATAAACTATATAGTAAGTAAAGCTTACAATCATGCCGGGCGCGATTTCGCAATTAGTCTCGTACGGCGCTCAGGATGTTTATCTCACTGGAAACCCCCAGATCACATTTTTTAAATCCGTATACCGTCGCTACACAAACTTTGCGATGGAAAGCATCCAACAAACATTCGACGGGGACACGGACTTTGCTAAGTTTCCAACCGTGACTATTTCTCGCAACGGTGATTTGGCCGGTCCATGTTGGATTGAAGTAACACTTCCTAATTTGCTGGGATATAACATCACCCCCACCCCACCCCTTTCACTGGGGTCTTCGACACTTGTCAACTCTACTAACGTGGCCGCACTGAGCAACGTGTTCGTGGATGCTTCCGGCAACTACTGGCAGTCAAATAATGCAGGAGTATATTCCAACCTTATTGCAGCGTATAGCAACGTGGATGGTTCTTACTTCACATCTACCGGGAACGCCGCGACCATTGGGAACACCTCTAAATATGTCGCCAATATCATAACTTGGCCCTACATGAACTTCACTGCCAACGTTGGTAACGCTGGTATTGCAAACGTGAGCATCCCCACGTCTAACTTGCGTTATGTGAACGGTATTGGTCTCGCATTGTTCAATTCCATCGAGCTCCAGCTGGGTGGTCAACGTATCGACAAGCACTACTCCAACTGGTGGGACGTGTGGACCGAGCTCACGGAGACGTCCGAGAAACTAGCCGGTTACAATGAGATGGTCGGGCGTTATGACCCTACGTACTACAAAAACAACTGGGATGCCTCTATGGCTTCAGGAGGAACCTACTACGTCCCGATGAAATTCTGCTACAACAGGAACCCTGGTCTGTACATGCCTCTGGTCGCTCTCCCATACCACGAACTCAAGATGAACTTCGACATCAACACGTATCTGAATTGCGTGAAGTGCAATTACCCCATCACGAGTTTGACCTCTAAGAATGGTGCCACCCCCCTTTCTATAACCAATATGAAGCTCTACTGCGACTATGTGTTTTTGGATGCCCCTGAGCGTATCAGGATGTCTGAAATCCAACACGAATACCTGGTAACTCAGCTTCAGTGGCAAGGTAGCGAGCCTGTGACTTCCCCGCTTGCCCCGTCTGGCTCCCAGAACCGCAAGTTCACTTTGAACTTCAACCATCCCGTTCGCGAACTCATCTTCGTATACCAGGCGGCCAGCACCTATGACTCTAATCCTGTCACTGGCAACGACATTTTCAACTACGAGATGCCCCTGCCCACTACCACCGGAAATGAGGTGTTCCAGGAAGTCAAACTGATCATCAACGGTAGCGATCGTTTTTCGGCCCGCCCAGGTGCTTACTTCAGGCTCGTACAGCCCTACGAGCACCACGTTCGTGTTCCTAACAAGTCCATTTACATGTATTCGTTCGCCCTAGAAGACGCCGATAGCAAACAGCCCAACGGTTCTTCAAACTTCACGCGTTTCGATTCCGCACAGCTCCAGGTCACACTGAATGCTGGTCTACCCAGCGGTCGTGTGCAGATTTACGCACCAAATTTTAACGTTCTTCGTATTGCCGCAGGGATGGGGGGCCTTGCTTTCGCCAATTAAACTTGTTTTTACATTTAGAAGAACATTGTGTACATAAAGCTGTCGTCTTCCCACAACACCTCTGGCGTTTGTACATCGTCATTTGTTACGGTTAACACGTCCGTCGGCGATGCTTGGACTGGGGACGTCTCCATAGATTTTAACCTCATGGTACTTGTATCAATCGATCGGACGTAGAGTATTTGATCATTCATTAGCCCAGTTCCGAGCACGGCTGGTATCTTCACGGACACCTTCACGTTTCTGCGTTCTGCGAGGGGGTTTGTTTCTTGTTGCTTGTCTACCCACTTGGCGTCTGTCGGCGATATCATCATACTTTTTCTCGCGAGCATGAAGTATGTGCAAGTATCCGTGAAACCTGGCCAAAACACACGGTATTGAGTGCATGTGAGAGCATTGCACGTCATACAACGTCCGCAACCGGCGCGAGCCATATCGTGATTTTTTAAATTTGTAAAACTTTAATACACATATCGCTCACACTAAGCATATATAGAACTGTATAGACCTGGGTCAAATGATATAAAGCATCTTTGTTGGTAACAATCATTAGCAACAAAAATGCAAGGACGAATAATTATTTACAAGATGTAGTTCCAGATGGCTTGCACCTGGCCGTTAAGGTACTCCAGGGCCTCGCTGACGGCGTTACCGGCAGGTACAGGGCCCACGTTGGCAGTCAGTTCGATGTCACCATCCATGTAGTCGCCGTACGCTGCCAGAACGTCGCCGATCCGACCGAACACGGTACTTACTGGGAAGTTCAGGCCGGTGAATTGCAGCCAGTTCGCGTCAACGTTAGAAGGCTGTAGAGTCAGCAGATAAGAGTTGCCATCGTCGACCTGTCTTGCGAGAGAACCAATGGGCAGGGCACCACCGCCCAGAGCAAGACGGACGGCGGCGTTTGCGACATACCCTTGAGGGACCGTGAGGTACCCATCCAAGTTGGTCTGCTGGATCATTCCATTTTCGTTCAATACAGCAACATCAGTCAGCATCGAACCATTGCCGACGAAGTACGCGGCCTCTACGTTTCCAGACACGGTGACCGAGCTTACGTCAAGGTTTCCGGACACAACAATTCCACTGAGGAATGCGCCATTTCCGAGGACATACTCCGCGGACACATTTCCAGTGGCAGTGACGTTACCGAGGACATCGGCGGTGATCTCGGAAGGCAGGACGTACTGCTCAATACCAGTCAACAGAGCGCCGTTACCGAGGAAATATTCCGCGGATACGTTGCCATTGACAATCACATTCGAGGCGGCTACGTTTGTAGCATTTAGGTTGTCCACACCAACGTTGGAGAATTCTACATCATTGGGCAAGCTGTGTAGCACACCAGTCAAGCTAGTACCATCACCATAGTAGTTTGTTGCATTGAAGTTCATAGCATCCACATTGCCAGTGGCGGTGACGTTACCGAACACATCGGCGGTGATCTCGGAGGGGAGTACGTACTGCTCGATGCCGGTCAACAGAGCACCGTTACCCAGGAAGTACTCAGCGGACACATTGCCAGTGGCGGTGACGTTACCCAGCACATCGGCGGTGATCTCGGAGGGG